ATGAATGAAAATGAAATGATAGAGGCTATCAGAGGAATGCTACAAGAAGAACTTAAACCAATCCATGATAGCATAGAAACTCTAAAAGTACAAAACAAGGCTATAAAAAACAAATTAGAAGAAATAGACATAAGACTAACCAACCTAGAATACCAGACAAAGAAGGGAACCAAAGAAACCAGACAAGACATAGAAACATTAGTAGAAGTCCTAGAAGCAAAAGGCATATTACCAAAAGCACTATAACAGCAAAATCCCCGGCTCTATGCCGGGGATATGCGAAAGGAGTAAACATGGAAAATATAATCAATGGAATCATTGGACTAACTACAAATAAAGCTTTTTGGTGTTGTGGAGCTATAGCATTAACCATGTTCCTGTTTAGAAAATTCAAAGATTAGCAATGTACTTAAAGTAAAAGGAAAACAGAATAAATGCAATCATGTAAACATAACATACAATCATGTCCAAGTCGGTATACTTCCTGCCACGCGAACGCTTGCGGACAAAATAGTTATGGATAGCAAAGTATAAAAGCGGCAAAACAACAAAGAAAACCGAACAGAAATAAATTTTATCCTCAGACGTCATATTAATCCTCCTCAATCACCCCACGCTTGATTGCTTCGGCCAGGCCCACCTGGACAAGCCTTGTTGCCATTTCAGCCGGGGTGGAGTAGCATTCACAGAACTCCATGTACCTGCAAAGGCGGTCATACTGTTTCGTGGTCAGATAAACATTGACTTTGATTTTTCCAACTGGCTTATTCATAAAAATTTCCCTCCTGATATCTTAATAACTGTTTGCGCAACTTGTTAAATATGGGACCCTCAATCTCAAAGGGACGGTCCAGGAGCAGGGCCTTATACTTACGTTTCGTGTTAGGTGATAACTGACGGAGATAGAAATCCATGCTGTCAACAGGTTCCTTACACATAAGCTGTATCAAGACCTTGTTATCACCCAAATCCAATACACTACGAGTATAAACATTGGGCCAGCACCGACAACAATCTATGTAGTCCAGGCTATCCAGCGTAACCTCTATCCGGGTGAGGGGATAATCAAGGCCAGCCTCTATCTGTTTGTTGTAGACCTTTACCCGGCCGGGAGCGGACATACATCCTAAATATTCTGTAAAGTCCTGCGCTGATTTGTAAAATTGGCTGTATTTCCTGTTATCCTTGATAAGCTGTACACAGTCACGGCCATATGGCACGTCCACTGCTAAATCCCATCTTTTTATCTTTATTGTTTTTACCATGGGGAACAGTTCGTTTAGGACCGTTCTTAGGAGCTGTCCTATCTGGCTTTGCAGGCCTCTGTATTCCACTTCCTCCTGGTCAAAAGGAGATACACTTATACGCATGAACCCATCATCATAAGCAATCTCACCAAGTATCTTGTTTGGGTTAAAGTCCAGGAAACCCTGTAAGACCGTCTCTTTCTTTACACCATTCATACAAAGGCCAATGGAAAATGATAATCCTTTGATACCAAACACAAAAAGGTATCGGTAATCAAAATCCTTTAAGGATTGATAATAAGTAGAGCCTGGAAGATGGGAGAGGAAGGAAAGGAAGGATTCAACCGTATCTGTATCCGGGAACTCAAAGGAGTAACGGAGGGAATCACAGGAATAAAAGATACCATCCTCAATCAATGGGTTGAAATAATAAAGCATGGGCAAAACCTCCTAACATGAATTGTGTAAATTGTGTGAAAAAGTCAGAAATTGATAGGACTTCGGACCTAATTAGACAGGGGTCCGAAGTCGGTCACCGTTTCTTACGGTTCCATTTCCTCACGACCTCATGAAGCTGTACGCGTCCGCCGGCCATCGCCCGGCGGAGCGCTCCCAGCTTCCCCTGTTTCACCAGTTCCGGGAACGGCATGTATTCAAACTCCTTCTCCGGGAGCTGGGGAGGATTGTAGGAATTGAAATACTTTACATACTTCGGGATGTAGGTAAAACGCACGGAACCGAAGGGGGCCAGGAGCAGGGAATCAATGTTGTAATCATCCACTATCTTTGATTCACCGCTGGCCGACTTATCCGCATGGACAACGGCAACTGTCTTTGTGATACGCCTGGCAATGGAAAAGCAGTTCAGGAAGTTGTGGATGATGTACAGATGGTCAGTAAGGTCACGTATCTTCTTGTCAACATCAAAGGACTGGGAGAACAGATACACGATATGTTTATACTGCCGCTGATATTTGAAATAAACCTTTACGTGTTCCGGGAAGGACTTGAAATTACGGTTATCCCATACAAGGCCCACCTCATCTATAAGCAGGATAGAATTTTCAGGAAAATGGGCAACACCAATATCAACGGTATCGAAGTGATAAGTTCCAGGTATATGCACGTTGCTATAGACGTGCCACCCCTTCTTACGGTATTTAAGTGCCATTTTACACATGAGCGTAGTCTTGCCACTACCTTTCTTGCCAAAGACCATAAAGAGCTTATATGGATTGCGATACTTAAAGAAATGATAAGCAAAAAAGACAATCCAAAACAGGCCAAAGCCAAAGAGTAGAACAGAAAGCGCATACATTAAAACACCCCCTTAACAAGCTGTTTCGTGATACGGATAAGGCCAACGGGTAACAGGATTAAAAGCATGAACTGCCACATAATATTCGTATCAAGGGTAAAGGCATCCGGGGACATGGGGAACAGAATCACATCTATAAAAAGGTTGAATAAATCAATCATAAAATCACCTCAATGGGGGAAGGGGACCGGGGTCCCCTTCTGAATCATACCTGATGGTAAATGCGCATGAAGAACGCAACCACGGCGCCAGCGAAGAACAGACACATGGCGGCCAAAAGGATAGGCTGGCTTAAAATCCAGGTGAGCAGAAGCCCACATTCCTTCCAGAGCCAGGCCGTAACCACGGAAAACGTGGCTAACAGGCTGTCAAGGCCCGTAGCCGGAGTAGCCCCCTCAGCAAAAGCCGGGAAAGCCATAGCAACAGACGCAACACCAGTGGCGACAGGGACACAGCGATACTTCTTAACCGCATTCTTAATCTTCAACATAAACAAACACCTCCTTATTAATTTATAAAAGTCGCCTAAATATATCTACAACCTTCTTAAGAAGGGGCAGACCAATCACAAACATCCCCACCCAGTAGGAATGTCTCCAAAGGATATCAAACAGAAGTGATAACTCATGAAACATCCATTCAACAACCTTCATAACAATACTAAGGTTCATATAATCACCGCCTGTCTATCAGCGATACAAAGATATGGAAGAACTTATCCACAATCCATAAAAAAGCAATGAAGCCAAAGGCATAACAAACCGGATAGAACTGGACAGGGACATCCCCCATCAACGCGAGGATTTTCTCCATAAACATATCAAACAACCTCCTATCAGAACGACAACGATATATGTAAGCGTGTCAGAAACCTTGAATATATGATGATATTGATTCACCTGAATATTGACGTATGTATCACGGTATTGGAGACGGCCCGCACTCCAATAATATTCCCTGACATAGTTGGGGGAGCCATACTCCCTGATAGAGTAAAAGTTATTGCCAAGACAAGGAGTAAGATACACAAGCTTACCTGTCTGCGCATATGGATTAAAATTCCCATCCACCAGACGGCCTTGAATGGCATTAGCCGAAACATTGAACAGACGGCCCCGGCTGTCTACATAAAGGGAATCCGCATACTCAGGAGGAAAGAGAAGGGTATATTCCTGGCCCGAGATAGAAACATCATAACGAAGTACATTAACATAATCGTCAGAAGCAGAAACCGAACGCGCCGAACGGACAGGGGCGTCCATAGGAATAATATCTGTAGGGCCTTCCTCCAGGTCAGAAACATCCTGCGCATCCTCCAGGGAAGAAAGCGCAGCATCCGAGGAGGAAGCAAGACCGGGACCGCCAAAAGAATCACGAATAGCAACAAGTTCGCATAAAATGTATCGGAGTAAATCATCACGTTTTAAATCCTCAAAATCATCAATATCCATTAAGGTCCTATCATCAACCAATAAATCCAAATCCGTATAAGAAGCGTTGGAAGATGATGCAACAGGTATAGCATCCTCATATCTTACCAATTCTGTTTCCCTGCGCGGCCTGGAAGCGTTGGAAGGTGTAGCTGTATCCGCGTAGGCCAGGAGAGGGCAGGAGAGCAGGATAAAGCTACTTAGAACCACCACTACGTTTAGATGCCCTAGGCGGACGAACCACAGAAGATGGACTGCCTCCCGCACCACGGAAGGAAATAACAAGCGTAGTAACAAACACAGAAACAACAAGGACAGCGACCAAAAAATCACCATATGAATATCCTCCTAAATCACTGCCAAACAAAAGGACAGCAATCTTTGAAACAATAAAGATACAAAAATCAATTAAATCACGCATCATAATAATCACGACCCCTTATTAAGAATCTGGAACACAACTGCAAGGCTGATAGGGACAACCACAAAACCAACCATCCAGGGCGGGAGATAGGAAAGGCACATCACCAGCCAGCCGACAGAACGGACAATGTTAACAATCACAAGGATAAGCGTTGCAATCATGTTAACAATGAAGCCAACCACAGTTTCAACAAACCCGGCAACCGCATCAAAAAATTGAAACATCTATGTACCCCCTTTGAACCGATAATAGCCAATGCAGAGCATGGCAATCGTGAGAGTAAGGGAAAAGCCAATAGGGATATTCAAGCCCTTCATGTTATTGTAAATATGATTCAGGAAATAGGATATATCCGATAAAGGCCCCCTAATACGGGTAAAATAATCATCATAACGGAACGAATTAATGTTATTGCTTACATCCTCCATTAGCTGTTTTTCATTTTCCTGCATATTGTGAATCGAATCATTCAACTGAGCATTGCTATTATCCAGACGGGATTTATCATAACCATTTGCAAGTTTATCCGTATTTGCATTATTGTTATTAATGATATTCGTGGTGTTAGATTCCTGGGAATCAATGATATCCTCTGTATTGCGCCGGTTTGCGGCTAAATCCTCAGAGTGATGTTGATTCATTTTGTTATACATGTTCGTGAACTCACCCGCCAACTGGTCCCAAAAGGAATGGAGCTGGTTACTGATAGTCTGAGTGGTATCCACAATTTGCTCAATGATAGTATCCTGTTTCTGCACCAAGACCGCCGTATTATTAGCCGTATCCTGGACTGAATTGGCAATCGCCTGATTTTGTTCTGATGCATCCGGGAGAGGAGCAACCGGATTGTTAATGTTACCGGATTCATAATCGCGGAAGGAAATGACCGAGGAAAAGTTAAGCCTTTGCGTACCATAAAGAGGAAACGCATAAGGGAAAAAGAACTCAACCGAGGTAAGGGACTGGCTATTTACGTTGTATGTAACCGTGTAGAAGTCAGGAGGGATGGTGTCCGAAGCAATCTTCGGAAGCTGGCCGGATAAATCCGAAGCGTTAGGTCTTTTAACACGGCCACGGGCATACATCCTATCAAGCAATAATGAAGTGCTACTTGTCTGGATGGAAACCTGAGCCTTCCACTTGCCAGTTGTCGGAAAAGAGGAGCGGGGGAGAACCAAAACAAAACCTTGAATACCCATACCGTCAGAAGGTGTAAATTCCTTACCAAAAGCACCTTGCCCGCCAGCCTCCTGAACCTTACCAAGGGATTTCTTATAGGTTCCAGAACCATAAGCAAAAACTTCAACCGTTGACCAGTTAATCGTATTGGTAGATGTAGGAAGGTCCCCGGCCAAAACAGTCAGGGGGAATGACGAAAGGATAAAAAGCGCCAACAGAGCACTTAAAAGTTTCTTAACCATAAAAAAATACACCCCCTAACAAAAGTGTTAAAAGATGTATCCTTATATACTTAAATCAGTCTTAATTATTCGTTAAACTAGACTTTCGCGAATAGTTATAACGCAATCTTCATTTTACAGTTTATAGCAGCATCCATACCTGGGGTTTCATACTCCGCGCATGAATGCTGCCTTCCTTTTTAAACTTTCCTTCCTTTTTAAACTTTAAGCCTTAAAAACATATATCTTTAAGCGGCATATCCGCCATGGGTACTTTTGTCGGCTTCATTGCAGAGCTGTTCAAATTCTTTTAATTTCTGCTTTGCCTCTGGCGTCAGGTTCTTTGGAACCTGCACCTCTACTGTTACATACTGGTCGCCATGTACAGCTGGATTTCCTGAGGCCACAATGCCCTTACCCTTCAGACGGATCTGGCTTCCGGACTGTGTACCTGCCTTTATCTTGCATATAACATCACCATAAATCGTGGAAATCTTGACTTCGCCGCCAAGCACTGCTGTTGCAAACGGAATTGTAACGGTTGTATAAACATTCTGGCCGTCTCTGCGGAATCCCGGTTTGTCATGAACCGTTATGTTCAGGAGCAGGTTTCCAGGCTCCCCGCCATTGGTTCCGGCCATACCTTTTCCTTTTAATCGCATTACTTTGCCGTCTGCAATGCCTGCCGGAATAGTTACCTCCATTGACTGCACCTGTCCGTTTTCGTCCTGCAGACGGATTATTTTTTTGCAGCCAAAGGCCGCTTCATCGAAGCTGACTTCTATGCTGCTCTGGATGTCTGCCCCCTTTTCCGGGAATCCATGTCTGGAATAGGTTTTGTTGAATCCGTTACCCCGGAATCCATTGGCGGTTCCTCTATGAAAAGCACCGGAACCTCCGAAAATATGTTTCAGAATATCGTCCATATCCTTTCCGCCTTCAAAATGATATTCACGATAGCCATTATTCATATCTCCGTAGGCATAATGGGGGCCATTCCCAAAACCATTGCTTTCTGTGCTTCCATAAGCTCCGGCTGTCTCATCAAATGCTGCATGTCCATACTGGTCATATAATTCCCGTTGTTTTTCGTCACCCAGTATATCATAGGCCTCATTTAGTTCTTTGAAACGCTCTTCTGCCTGGACATTTCCCACATTGCTGTCCGGATGATACTTTTTTGCCAGTTTCCTGTATGCTTTTTTGATTGCCGCGGCGTCTGCTGTCCTGCTGACACCTAAAACATCATAATAATCTTTTTTCATCAT